TCCAGGCACAGGCGTCGAGGGAAGCGTGCTGCGTGCTCGACCAGTACCAGTCGTCAGCGAACGCCTGCGCGCCGCCTTCGGCGAAGTCGGCGGCCTCGGTCTTGGCAGGCAATTCGCGGCTATAGGCGTGCGTCGGCGGCACGGCGGACGGGTTTACGCCGGCGCGGCCGTACAGTGTGTTCGTCTCCGCGGTCGGCTTCAGGTTGCGGTAGATGATCTCGAGCTCGTCCTGGCTCGGGATGTACCAGTCGCTTTGGCCGCCGATGGTCAAGCCGCGCGCCCACTGGGCCAGTTCGCTGCCTGCCTCGGCCATCGCGGCGGTGTTGGGCGCGCCATCGTTGTAGCTGTCGGCACCGCTGACACGCTCTTCCGAATCGAGCCATGCGATGTCTTCGCGTTCGCCCTCGGCCTTTGGTGCGATGATGAGGGCATACAGCACGCCTGCCACGGTGATGCGGCCGGCGTAGAAGCCGCTGCCGAAAGCGGCGCCCAGTGCGGCCGGAATCTGTTCTTGGGTGTTCATGGTTCTCCTTGTTGTCGAGGTGGTGGGTGAATCGTTACGCTGCCGCCAGGGTCGTGGCGTCGCGTCGCGCCTGCAGCACGCGCATCGCCTTGGCGGCTGCCTTGGCCTGGGCGATCGCGTCGTCGAGGGCATTGTGGTGCGTGCCCTGACTGCGATCGACCTTCACACCGGCGAGGTCGTACAGGGTGCGGGTATCGCGCACGTTAGAAAATTTCCAGGGCGGCAGCAGGCTGCAGGCCTTGTACGCGGCTTCCATGATGGGGACATCGAAGGTCGCGCCATGGCACCACGGGTATTTCGCGCCCTGCTGCAGGAACCACGCGGAGAACGAATTCAGCACGCCGGGAAGCGGGGCGGCGTCCGCGCGGAACGCTTCGGCGCGCGCCGCGTCGCTCTGCTGCATCCACCAGGCGACCGTGTCGGGATCGATGACCAGGCCGGCCTTCGTGCACGACGACAGCAGCACGGGCGAATAGAAGACTTCGCCGATGCCGTCGGGGCCAAACATGGCCGCGCCGATGCTCAGGATCGCGCAGCCGGGCGCCGTGCCGAGGGTTTCGATGTCGATCATTGCGTCGTCCAGCGCGCTGGTAGCGACTGCGGCCTGGGCGGCGGTTTGTTCATTCGTTGTCGTTTTCATCTGCCTTGCTTTTGCCTTCTGCTGGTTTGATCTGGACTTCCGTGCTGTCGACGCTGTCCCGCTTCCCGGCGAGATAGACAACCATGTCGACAGGGCTGCCGGACGTGTTCGCGGTCACGCACCGGATGAACTCGTTCCTGCCTTGGTATAGAACGGGCCGCGCGCAATGCAGCGACTTGAGCAATGCGGCCTGGTGCTGGTAGGTTTCAAGGTCGATCGGCTCGTTCTGCGCATCGTTGGGCAAGCCTTCGGCACGGCTTGCGCCGCCCGTCTTCACGCCTTAGCCTCGCTGCCCAGCGCCTCGACCAGGTCCGGAAGCAGCCTGGCCAGCTCGCCCGTCATCAGCGCGACCTCGTTGTCGAAGCGCTCGTCATCGTTGGCGATCGCTGTCGCGTGTTCGTGCATGACATCGAGCGGTCGTATGGCGCGCAGGGACAGGTCCTCGGCCAGCACGAACGACAGCCGGCTGTTCCAGGTCAGGGCCAGGCGCGTGCACTGCTTGCCGGCCGCGATGTGGCGGCGCATGTCGTCGGCGTCGAGCGCGTGGCGCTTGTAGCCGACCTCGGCCTTGCCGGCGCCGGCGGCGCGCAGGTTGGCGTCCTGGTCGATGGTGAAGCCGCCCGGCGCCTCGCCGGCGGTCAGCCATTCCGTCATCGCCGCCACCGGTGAGCGCTGCACGCGCAGCGACTCGAGCGGCATGCGCGCGACGGCCTTGAGCAGCAGCTTGACGACGTCGTCCGCCCTGGACGGGCTGCTCGTGTCGACTGCCAGCCAGCCATTGGCCGGATCGATCCAGGTCCACATGTCGCTGCGGACGGAGAAGGCGCGCGGCAGCAGCTCGGCGGCCACACGCTCCTTCAGTTCCTTCATCGCCTTCTTGCCCGGCGCAAAGCCTTGCTGCTCCTCTAGCGCCGCGGCGCGCACCCTCGCGACCTGGTTGATGACGGAAGAGGGCAGCAGCTTCTTCTCGGTGGCCAGCTGCAACAGCATCTGGCCGCTCACGACGTGCACCAGCTGGCCATTGCGGCGCGGCGAATCCCAGCCCTGGCGCAGCAACTCGTTGCTGGAGGCAGGTAAAAAGCGCTGCGGCGCGAGCGCGGCTTCCAGTTGCGCGGCCGGGAAGGCCCATGGCGCGGGGAGGCGGAAGATCTGAAGGTTCTTGAACATCCTGTAGGTCCTTGGGTTGGTTGTTGTTATGGTTCGGCTTACTTCGGTTCGGCGGCCTCGCCCGGCTGTTGCAGCGGCATGTCGGCCAGTTCCGGCGCCACGAGGCGCAGGGTGAGCAAGACCAGGAAGAGCAGCACGATCCCGGCCAGTCGGATTTTCAGGGTCAGCAGTTCGACGTCACGCATGTGGTCACCTCGCTGGTTGCGGATTCCGGAAAGTCGCGGCGCTGCGCATCCGCCATGGCGAGCAGGATGATCATCACGGCGGCAATGGCGATGGCGCAGCGGCGGATCACGGCAGCGGCCTGATGCTGACGACCAGGGCGCCGGCGTCGTAGGCGGCGTCCATCAGCGCGTCGCGACAGCCGATTGCGAGGTAGCACTGCGGCGCCGCGTCGGCGTATTTGGCGGTGACGAGGAACCTCATCGCGCGCCTTCCCGGGCCAGCTGCAGCGCGGTGCCCAGCTGGACGCGCACGCGGTCGATCGACATGCCCTGCGTGCCGTCGTAGTGCGGGCGCAACTCGTTCAGTTTGTGCTCGGCCGCTTCCAGGGCCGGCAGGAAGGCGGCGCGCGCCTCGGCCACCTTTTTGTCGACGTGGGCGTCGGCGTGCTGCAGTGCGACGTTGGCCTGCGGATTGCACAGCAATTCGGCCAGGCGCTTGATGGCGCCGCGCTTGTCGCCGAGAAGGGCGTTTGCTTCGACGACGATGCGCTGCGCCTCGATCATCAAGGGTGCCAGCGGGTTGGCGTGAGTAGTGCTCACCATTCGTTCTCCTCGTTACCGGACCAGCCGGCGTTCCGCTTCGATCAAATGCCAACCCAGTTCCTGCCGGATGCGCTCCGGGCTGGGTGGCGGCGTGCGCTCGGCCTGGCGGCGCGCCATGAATTGCCTGACTGCTTCCTTGCTCGGGTGAGTCGTTTGCTTCATGGCGGCCTCCGCTGGTGAGTGCTGCGTTTGTGCAACCATAATCACATATGTGTTTAACGGAGTCAACACGAACGTGATGATTTTCGTTAAAATTGTGTTTGTCGCGTGATTTAGTGCGACCGCAGGCCTGGGGCAGGGAGGGGAAACCGCCGACGCTCAGGTCGAAGTGCCAAGGACGTCCGGCAGGGCAAGCGTGGGTGGTAGGGGTTAGAGCGCGCCGGGGCAGGTGGAAACACCTGGATAGTCTGACCGACAAGTGCGCGTCCGAAGACAAGCAAGGGGTGCGTCACTCTTCACGGAAGTGAGTCATGCGGCTCGCTCTGGGAGGGTGACATGCGGAACCGAGGCTCTGCTGGGGTGTTCGATGTTACCTTCGGCTCTAAGTTCTTCTATTAGATCAGCCGAGAATTAGAGCTTGAGCAGTACCTTTAAAGGGCGCCGATGGAAAAAGGCCCGGAAAGGCCGGCGCAAGGTGCAGGAAATCTTGGGGCGCGTCAGGCGCGCTGAGCGTCAGGTGATCGTTGCAGGACCTGCTTTGCCGACACCAGGCGGCTCACTACCTGTCCCGTAGCTCGATGACGACGGCCTTGATCAGGGCGATGTCCCGCTCAAGCGCATCCAACCGTTCATGGAACGGCTTGGCGTTGATGCGCGCCGCCAACTCGTCGTTCATGGAGTGCCCGGCCGTCCTGGCCGCCAGCCTTACCTCTTCCCTACGGTCGGAAGACAGCCTTACCGACGTCTTGATGTAATCGGCCTCCGGGCCTTCAAGCTTCTTCATCCGCGCATTGTTGGCCAAATAGAACGGCGACTGTTGTATTCGCCTCCAGTTTGGAGGCTCAT